ATAACTGACAACTACTTCTAGTTTGTTTGCAGTTTCTGCTTGAGCTTTTATAGCATCTCCCTCTTCTAAATTCAAGCCCTGTTCTGTTGCATTAATAGTGCTGGTTGCTGGTATATCCTTTCTAAAAAATTCTATATCTGTGCTGGCTGAACTGTCTCTAAGATCACAGTTTACAGTCACAGCTCCTGTGCTGTTGTTAGATATGTATACTGATTTTACAATAGCCACAGCAGTGGTTGCTATACTTAAAACTGTAGTCATATTTGTATTAGTCAATATGACACTAGCATTTTTATAATTTATACTCATGATAAAAAGTAATTAAATGCGTCCTGTTCGTTTTTCAAGTCTTGTTGAAAAGAAAAGTTTAATTGATTCTGTAATGTAGTTAAAGACTCGAGTATCTGTCTTTGATTTTCTACATCGTATTCCTCTTTTGGATCAGGTATGTAGTTTGTTATTTTAGCCATTATTCTTCTCCATACTCCATATCACCCGCAATAGCTCCTGGTGATGAACTATAATCTCTACCTGAATCAAACTTTCCTCCACCTCCTTTTCCATAACCCATATCAGCAGATGCTTTTATACTATCAATCATTCCTCTAGTATCTACGTCCCCCATACCAACTTGACTCATAAGTCTGTCTAAATTTTTCTGACTAAAGTTTTTACCTTCAGCGGCTCTTTGCATTAAATTTGATATTCTATTAACATTTCTTCTGTATGCTCTCATAGGTTCCGAATAGTATCCACCTAGTGCATTCATTCTATTTAATTGATCTGCTGTATATCCACCAACACCTATGGTTGCCGGCATGTACCTTGGAGAGTCTTTAAAATCTAATATCGATCCTAGGCCTTTTGTTATCATTGAAACAGGTGAAAACTTTTGTAGGAATTCAAATAGTTTAGCAATGCCTGACTTTTCAGTTCCTGATGTAGAAAAATCTTCCTTATCAGTAAATCCTTGAATATTATCTACACTTGTTCCAAAAGGAATTGGCGATATATCTTGCGCTGCTGATGATGCAGTAATGCCTGTTGGAAAATTTGTAGAAAATATACTTTGAATAGATCTAGGATTAAATGATGTTTGATTAGGTTTAGGTATAGTGGATTTAAACTCATCAAAAAGTTTGCTTCCTACACTATCAAAAGGTAAATTACTACTTGTACTCACAGGTACATTTGAAATTGTGCCATCAGGGTTTAGTACGATTTCAAACCCAGGTGTATTGGATACTTTACTCGCTACATCACCAGCAAGTTTTAATCCTATGTCCGGTTCTGCCGCGCTTGCTGAACCAAAAATATTTATAGAATCAAGAAAACTTTTTTCAGGGACTTGTTGCTCCGCTTCATAAACAGCTTTCATTTTGTTATATTCTGGTTGAGAACTTAATAATATATTTTCTTTACCAGGTGTATATTGGTTTTTAAATTGTTGATCGTAATACCTTTTCGCCATAGGCGACAATTGATCATATAAACTTTGTGCGGTTATTTCAGCCATTATCTTCTTCCGTCCGGTTGTGCGTCTAATCTTAATGTGCCATATCTCCAGCTTTCACCAAGAGCATCATTTTCTATCTTGATGGAAACCAATCTTCCTCTGGCTCGAGTATCCACCTTATCAGTTGTTGACGTAACTGTAAAGGGTCCAAGTGGAGAACTTACAGCCACATCGTCAGGGTAAGCGCTTACAAATAATGTTACTTTTGCATTACCCGTCTGATATTTAAAATCAGGTATAAACCGTCTAACAGCCATAAAAAATTCACCATCTCCTCTGTAATCTGCTACACCCGTCTGTTGACCAAGAGCGCTTCGTCTTGATGTGATATCCCAGTCACCAGATCTTATAAATGCAGGTATGGCTGTGGTTCCCGAACTATTAACCTGGTCGGTTCCTTCCTCATGTTCATAATAGATACTTGCACCAAACAGATTTGTGATTCCAAGTATATCAGGAAATACAGGTGTAGATGTATCCTCGTAATCTGTAGCATAGGGCGCATCAAATACACCTTGATCCTGATAAGTGGTTCTATCTAACGATGACGTGGTCCAGATATTCTCAGCATAATTATAGGTCACACATCTATCTATTTGTGTGGACCCTGCTTTAGGGTAAAACCAGTTTACCTCTGTATATAGATTATTGGCTGCAGCGAATACAACATCTCTAGAGTTAAAGTTCAACCCAAGATTATCTCCATCTGTAGTGAATACAAAATCCTCTACAAGTGATGGCAATGATTTTACTGTTCCATCGAAAGCAAAAAAACCACCCTCTGCACCCATCCAGAAAACAACACCATTAATAAAAGCAGCTGCATGTTGACCAATGCATCCACAATTTGTACCAACCTGTCTGACACTAAAAGTAAAAGGTGGACCAACAAACTGAATAACGTATGCTGCTAGATCTGTTATAACAAACACATAATCCTTACCTTGTAAAGCTGCTCTGATCTCATTACCTGTATCTAATCTAAACGTACCCGCTGTGTTAGTGGCTGTTGGCGTATATGTGTTTAGATCTTCTTGATTAGAAAATCTTACAAACATCGGATCTTGTGTAGATGGATCACCAATGGTTGTCTCTGTTCCAAAATGAAACAAGTGTCTGTCACGATCTGATACTAATGTAAATCTGGTGGCAGTAGGATTGTTTGTAGTTTGAAAGTTAGATGTGGTTAATGATGCTCTGTTACCTCTTGGATTCGATGCACCTGCATTCCATGTAAAAGTTCTACCATCAAATATAGTTGCAACTAATACTTGACCAAAGTTATCAAGACTCCAGTTTCCTGGATCTAGAATTACAGAGCTTGTAGCTCTCGGCGTATTCCAAGTTGATGCTCCCCAAGTAGATGTACTCCAACCAAATCCGGTTGTTTGAGTTGTGGGTCCAACCTCGACATATGGATTAACAGTCACAGCTCCTGCAGCAGTCATACCAGAACCTGTTTCAACAGACGCTGCTTGAACAGTAAATTTGTCTATGTCAGGAACAGTTAATATCTCATAAACTTTTTCTAGGTCTGTGGCTGTATAACCAGATGCACCAGTGACAGTAACACTAGATAGAGTTACATATCGTCCGACAGCTAATCCATGTGAACCTTTGTTAATAGTTATGATGTTAGAGTTGTTTACAGTTGTTAAAGTTCCTCCGGTTATGGCTGTATCTAAAGGTGTGATATCAAAAAAATCATTACCGTAATAAAGAAACAAACCCTGAGATGTACCTATAGCCGCATATTTCTCACCTGCAAAACTTGAAAATGCAACCTGTGCTCTGGCTGCTCCAGGTAGAGTCTTTTGGGCGGATGTTAACTGTAACCAACCACCTATTTTTTCGGGTAGTCCATATCTAAATCTTACAAAATCACCGTCAGTCCATTGACCTTCGGCCCCTGACTCAGTGTCTTGTTTGTTAAATCCAGGCTTGAATTTTAATTTCTGTAGCATATAGTAGCTTATATATTAGTTTTTTAGAGAATGAAAGCATCAATATAATGGATCATTTAGAGGCAATTGTTGAGATTAAAAACATGTTGCATCCTGAATTTATGAATAGAATAATAGATTTAATAGACAATAAAGCAAATAAAAATTTATATATTTTAAGTGGTATAGATAAAAATGTTAGAAATGTAAAAGGTCATCATTTACAACTTGAAAAACCAACAGATATTTTTTATTACAACTTTATAAAAAAAGAAATAGAAAGACTTTATTATTTTTATAAAGCTAAATTTCCTAAAATGGCTAGCAGTAAGATTAATCAGATTGATTTATTAAAATATTCTGTGGGTGGTAAATATGATATTCACACAGATCATTTTACTTTAGCCCCTAGACATTTAAGTATTATCATAAACTTAAATGATAATTATGAAGGAGGAGATTTAATTTTTACAGATCAAAAAGAAAAAGAAATTAAAAGATTTAAATTAGACAAAGGGTCTATTCTATTTTTTCCAAGTAATTTTATGTATCCTCACAGTATTCAACCTATAACAAAAGGTGTAAGATATAGTATAGTAGCATGGCTTCAGTAAATTATAAATTAATAAAAAATTTTTTTACAAAAGAAGAGTTAATTCTTCTTCAAAAATATTGTTATAATAAATTACATCAAAATAAAGACTATCAAATCGATCCAAAATCTTTTTCGCCATGTTGGAGTTATGATCCTTTAATGACTAGTTTACTTGATATTAAATTACCCATTGTTGAAAAAGAATCTAACTTAAAATTATTTCCAACTTATTCTTATTGGAGATATTACATATCAGGAGCTTCCTTAAAAACACACACAGATAGACCTTCGTGTGAAGTTTCAATTACAACCTGTATAAAAAAATATGATGATTGGTCTTTTAATATTGAAAACTCTTCTTTTAAAATTAAAGAAGGAGATGCTTTACTATATGCAGGTTGTGTGCAAAAACATGGAAGGCCAGGTGTATATAGAGGAGAGGGAATGGCACAAGCTTTTTTTCACTACGTAGATCAAAACGGTCCTTTTACACATCATCAATATGATAATTTTTGGAAAGAAAGAAAACAAGACTTTACTCAATCAGATTATAAATTAATGAAGGAAAAAATAAATGAACGAAAAAACAGTTAACATAAGTAATTTTATAGGAACCTACGATAATTACATTACAAAAGAGGAATGCAATAAAGCAATTCAATTATTTGAAAATCAAAATAAATTTAATAATACCGTTAACAGAATAGGTGGAGAAAAAGCATCTATTCTACAAAAACAAGACCAACAATTTTTTGCAAGTGCAGGGAATGTAGATGTTTGGTGGGAAGAATTAAAACCAATGATGTTAAACTTTGATTTAGCTTGGAATCACTACGTTCAAAATGTAGGAGCTAAAGATGCTTATGGAGTTCCTTTTTATTTTACTTGTTTAAAAATTCAAAAAACTTTACCAACAGAAGGATACCATGTTTGGCACGTTGAACATGGTAAAGGTTTTGATAATGAACCTAGGGCTTTTGTTTTTTCCATATATTTAAATGATGTTGAGGATGGTGGAGAAACAGAATTTTTACATTTTTCAAAAAGAGTAAAACCTAAAAAAGGTAGAATAGTTATTTGGCCTGCTGGTTTTCCATATGTTCATAGAGGGAATCCACCTTTATCCGGTGAAAAATATATTTTAACTTCTTGGATGATGTTGAGATAATTATTCTTCGGCTGGAGTTTGAGCTGCAGCGTGTGCTGCATCCCATTTTTCAATAAATTGATTTATGTCTCCGATATCTGCATCTGCAAATGTAGAGTGAGGTGTCTCATCTCTATATTCTACTTCATTAGTAGATGGAGAAGTTCCATGTTGAATAGCCCAAATGTTTGAAAATTTTGCTTGATTCCAAAATGCATCATCATCAATAGTGTAAGCAATCCCTTCACTTTGTTTAATGATCATTTTATCTTCAAATACTATTGTCCAATTTGCGTTTGTTGCCATATTTTCTCCTACGTCTTAATAATATATATTACTGCTAAATAAGGTTGAACAACCGAAGTTGCGTCCCCTGAAAATGTTG